ATGTTGCAGCAGCTCGAAGCGCCGGCCGAGCGGCCGATGCGGTGGGACCTCGTGCGCGAGGAATACGAGACGCGGCAGTTCATGCCCGCCGCCATCTGCAGGCGCTACGGCATCACCGCGGCGCAACTGCGCTACCGCCGGGAGGCGGAGGGATGGCTGAGCGCGCGGGCCAGGATCGTGCGGCAGGAGGATCTGGTGGCCGCGATGCTCAAGGTTCTCGACAAGCAGGTGAGGCGACTGGAGATGGCCGTGAACGAACCGATAGACAAGCAGGCCAGCGTGCTGAGCATCCACGTGAAAACGCTCGACAAGCTGATCGAACTGGGTGCGGCCCGCGCCAATGTCGAGCCGGCCAGCCAGCAGGACGTGACCGACCTCCGCAACAAATTGGCCAAGCGCATTGAACAATTCCGAAACCGTTGACGCGTTTGGCGATCTGACCACCAAGACTTCGCGGCAACTGGCCGCCCTCTACTATGACTGGGACACCTGGGCGTTGCCCAAGCAGCGGCCACCCGAAGGGGACTGGGTGACCTGGCTGCTGCTGGGCGGGCGCGGCTCGGGCAAGACCCGGGCCGGCGCGGAATGGGTGCGGCAGCTGGCGGCGCGCCGGATCGGCCCCATCGCGCTGGTGGGCCAGACCATGACGGAGGCGATTTCGATCATGGTGCGCGGCGACAGCGGCATCATCAACGTGCATCCTGACGAGGAACGCCCGCTGCTGCGGGGGCATCAGCTGATCTGGCCCAACGGCACGGAGGCGACGATAATGTCCGCCGCCGATCCGGAGCGGTTCCGGGGACCCCAGTTTGCCGCTGCGTGGTGCGACGAGGTGGCCAAGTGGCCGCGGGCCGAAGAGGCCTGGGACATGCTGCAATTCGGGCTGCGCCTGGGCGACCGGCCGCAGCAGGTGGCCACGACGACGCCGAGGCCGACGCCGCTGATCCGGCGCCTGCTGGCCGACCCCAATGCCATAACTACGACGATGCCGACCCTCGACAATCAGGCGCAACTGGCGCCGAATTTTCTGAAGGCCGTCGTCGCCCGCTACCAGGGCACCGTGCTTGGCCGGCAGGAGCTGGATGGCGAGCTGATCGACGACGATCCGGGCGCCCTGTGGCACCGGGGCATGTTCCGTCGCTTTGCCGGCGGCGATGTGGGGCGGATCGTTGTGGCGGTCGATCCGCCGGTGACGGGCACGGCGCACTCCGACGCCTGCGGCATCGTGATCGCGGGCCGGCTGGGGGAGGGGGCGGTGGTGCTGGAGGATTGCACGCTGAAGCCCGCGCCGCCGCTGGCCTGGGCACGCCGTGCCGTGGCCGCCTTCGAGGCGCATGGCGCCGACGCCATCGTGGTGGAGGTCAACCAGGGCGGCGACCTGGTGCAGCAGGTGATCGAGCAGGTGGCGGTGACGGTGCCGGTGCGCCAGGTGCGGGCCAGCCGGGGCAAATGGCTGCGCGCCGAACCGGTCGCGGCGCTCTATGGCCGGGGCCTCGTGCAGCATGCCGAGGGGCTGACGGCCCTGGAGGACGAGATGTGCGCGTTCGGCATTGACGGGCGAGCGGACGGACATTCGCCCGACCGGGTGGACGCGCTGGTCTGGGCGATGACCGAGCTGCTGCTCAACGAGCGGCAGCCTCGGATCAGAGGGCTTTAGAGAAGAGCGCGGAGCCGATCAGCTCAGTCGGGCGCACTCTTTGCACAGCGGCTTGCCGCCGGTGCCCGAGCGGCGGTTCTCCGTCTCGATATTGTTGCCGGTATTGCAGTTGGAGTTGTCGTGATGGATCGACTGCTTGATCGAATGCCAAGGTGACCGTTTCGCCATTTCCTACCCACCTGCCGATGCGTTGCTGAAGCGGTGACATTGAGCGATTCCGCCAATGGCCGGAATCAGTAGAAGCCCGGTCGGGAAATATCCGGGCGGGGCAGCAGATCGAGGATCACACATGCCGAACTGGATCAGCCGCCTGCTGGGCGGCGGCGCCAACGCACCTGCCGAACGGAAATCGTTCGCCAGGCACGCGCTGCTGAGCCTCAGCCAACTGGGGGCGCCGAACTGGAGCAACCGGGGCTTTTCCAGCCTCGTCAATGCCGGCTTTGCACGCAATCCGGTGGTCTACCGCTGCGTACGGCTGCTGGCCGAGGCTGCCAATCGGGTGCCGCTGGTGGTGAGCGAGAAGGGGCGGCGGGTCGACGAGCATCCGCTCGCGGCGCTGCTGGCGCGGCCCAATGGGCGCCAATCGGGCGGGGAACTGCTCGAGGCGGTCTATGCCTATCTGCAGACGGCGGGGAACGCCTATCTGCAGGCGGGCATCGTCGATGGCGAGGTCAAGGCGATCTTCGGGCTGCGGCCGGACCGCATGAAGGTGGTGGCGGGTGCCGATGGCTGGTCGGTGGGCTATGACTATACCGCCGGCGGGCGCACCCTGCGGCTGCGCCAGGATGCCGAGCCGGTGCCCGCCGTGCTGCATATGGCGCTGTTTCACCCGCTCGACGATCACTACGGCATGGCGCCGCTCGAGGCGGCCCAGACCAGCCTCGATATCCACAATGGCGCCAGCCAGTGGAACAAGGCGCTGCTCGACAATGCGGCGCGCCCATCGGGTGCGCTGGTCTATTCGGTGGCGGGGCAGAACCTGACCGAGGACCAGTTCGCGCGGCTCAAGACCGAGCTGGAGCAGAATTTCTCGGGCGCCGGCAATGCCGGCCGGCCGATGCTGCTCGAGGGCGGGCTGGACTGGAAGACCATCGCGCTGTCGCCCCGCGATATGGATTTCATCGAGGCCAAGCATGCCGCGGCGCGCGATATCGCGCTGGCCTTCGGCGTGCCGCCAATGCTGCTCGGCATTCCGGGGGACAATACCTATGCCAACCTCGCCGAGGCCAACCGTGCCCTGTGGCGCCAGACGCTGGTGCCGCTGGTGGTGCGCGTGGCCGAAGAACTGAGCACCTGGCTGTCACCGGCTTTCGGCGGCGCGACCATCGCGCCAGATTTCGAAGGCGTGGAAGCGCTGGGCGAGGACCGGGCGGCCCTGTGGTCGCGGGTCGGCGGGGCGGAGTTCCTCAGCGACGCGGAGAAGCGGGTCCTGCTGGGGGTTTAGGCGGCGCGCAGCAGACCTCATCCTGAGCCTGTCGAAGGAGGAGGTCGTGGCACGATTGCCTGCCCGACCTCGTGGTTCGACAGGCTCACCATGAGGTCTCGGAGTTAGGAGGAGCACCATGGATGAATTGACCAAGACCGTCATCGAGCGCGGCGACCTGGCCCATCTGGCGCTGTTTCTCTGGGCCACCGGCGCCAGTGCCCTGCTGGTGTGGGCGCTGCGCGAGATGGCCAAGGTGAATCAGAACTTCAACGACTTCGTGCAGAAGATCGCCACCTTGAATCGGCTTTTCAGAAGGGATGACTAAGTCCATGGCAACCAAGCAGAATCGTCAGCAGGCGCAGCAGACCTTCCGCCAGTTCGCCTGGAACCTGGCCGGGACCCTCGCCAGTGCCAAGGTGGGCCCGCGGCCCGTCGCCGGCAGGCCGGGCAAGCGCTGATCATGGCCATTCCCATCGACCGCGAGGGTCGGTTTTCCGGCTATGCGAGCCTCTTCGGGCGCCTCGACAGCGGCGGCGACATCGTCATGCCCGGCGCCTTCGGCAGAAGCCTGGCGCGGCGGCGCGACCGGATCAGGTTGCTGTTCCAGCACGACCCCAGGGAGCCGGTCGGCACCTGGGAAACCATCGCCGAGGACGATACCGGCCTGTTCGTGGCCGGACGGCTGGTGCCGGGCGTGCCGCGCGCCGACGCGCTGCGCCAGCTGATCGGCAGCGGTGCGCTCGACGGGCTGTCCATCGGCTTTCGCACCATAAGGGCGACGCGCCAAAGCGGGCACCGCAAGCTGTGGCAGGTCGACCTGTTCGAAATCTCGATCGTGACTTTTCCGATGATGGAGGACGCGCGCATCGCGCCCTCCGGCACCGCGACCGGCGCCGCCATCGCGGCCGCCACACAGACTATCCGCAACCGATAAGGACAGATTGCATGGACATGACCAGTGACGGCCTCGAGATCAAGGCCGGCGCGGGGAGCGACATTGCCGCGCTCTTCGCCGAATTCTCGACTGCCTTCGAGGAATTCAAGCGCACCAACGACCAGCGCCTGGGCGAGATCGAGAAGCGCGGCAGCGCCGACGGGCTGCTCGAGGGCAAGCTCGACCGGCTCAATGCGGTGCTCGACGGGCAGAAGGCCGCGATGGATCGTGCCGTCGCAGAACGGGCCCGCCCGCCGCTCGAGGGCAGGGGCAGCCGGCCGGAGGGGGAATACAAGGACGCCTTCGCCGCCTATGTGAAGCGCGGCGAGGAGAAGGCGCTCTCGATCGGCGTCAATGCCGATGGCGGCTATGTGGTGCCGCCCGAGACCGAGACCGAGATCACCCGGCTGATGACGGCGGTGTCCCCGATCCGCGCCATTGCCGGCATCCGCCAGGTGAGTGGCGCGGTCTACAAGCGTCCCATCTCGGTAACCGGGCCTGCCACCGGCTGGGTTGGCGAGACGGCGGCGCGGCCGACCACCGACAGCCAGACCCTCGCCGAGCTCAGCTACCCCACCACCGAACTCTATGCCATGCCCGCCGCGACCTCGGCCTTTCTCGACGATGCCGCGGTCGATGTCGGCCAGTGGATCGCCGAGGAGGTCAACGCGGCCTTTGCGGCGCAGGAGACCACCGCTTTCGTGACCGGCACCGGCGTCAACAAGCCGACCGGCTTCCTGTCGGCGACGACGGTGGCCGAGGCGAGCTGGAGCTGGGGGAACCTCGGCTATGTCGCGACCGGTGCGGCCGGTGCGCTCCCCGCCAGCAATGCCAGCGACGTGCTGATCGACCTGGTCTATGCGCTCAAGGCCGGCTACCGGCAGAATGCCAGCTGGGTGATGAACCGCAAGCTGCAGGGCACGCTACGCAAGCTCAAGGATGCCGACGGTAACTACCTCTGGCAGCCGGCGCTGACGGCGGACGGTAAGGCGCGCTTCATGGGCTTCGACCTCATCGAGGCCGAGGACATGCCCAATATCGCCGCCAACTCGCTCTCGGTGGCCTTCGGCGACTTCCGCCGCGGCTACCTGATCGTGGATCGCCAGGGCGTGAGCGTGCTGCGCGATCCGTTCTCCAGCAAGCCCTACGTGCTGTTCTATACGACCAAGCGGGTCGGCGGCGGCATCGCCGACTATGACGCGATCAAGCTGCTGAAGTTCGCGGTCTCGTAACCGGCTTCGCCGGGACCCCATCCTAGCCTCCCCCTGATAGGGGGAGGGACGGCATTGGGGCCGGCACAAACCGCGCCCCATTCACGATGCAACTCCTCCCCCTCATCAGGGGGAGGTTGGGTGGGGGTACCCAAACCAAAAGGCAACACAAATGACTTCATACCTTCTCGCGGGGCCCGCGGAGGAGCCGGTTTCGATTGCCGAGGCCAAGGCGTTCCTCAAGGTCGACGACGTGGCGGAAGACGCGTTGATCGCGACCCTGATCGGCGCGGCCCGCCTGCATATCGAGGGGGTGACCGGCCGGGCGCTGCTGGCGCAGACCTGGCGCCTGGTGCTCGATTGCTGGCCCACGGACCGGCAGGTCAGGCTGCCGGTGACGCCCTTCTTGGCGGTGACCGAAATCAATGCCTATGACGTGGCGGGCGTGGCCCATGCGGTGCCGCTGGCGCAGTTCCTCAGCGAGCCTGACCGGCTGCTGCTGCCGTCCACGATCTCGGGCATACCCCTGCTGCGGGAGCGGCAGGGCATCGAGGTCGACTACGTCGCCGGATTCGGCGTCGACCCGGAGGATGTTCCGGCCGACATTCGCCAGGCGCTGCTGCATCTGGTGGCGTACTGGTTCGAGCACCGCGACGCGGTGATCCTGGCCGGATCGGGCGCGGTGGTGCCATCGGGCTTCGACCGCCTGGTGGCCGGCTACAAGCGGGTGCGGCTGTGAACGAGCGGCTGCCGGCGGTTGGGACGCTGACCGACCGCGTCCAGTTCAAGCGCCGCGAAATGATGGCCGAAGCGAGCGGGGGCCACCTGGCGCTGTTCGTCCCGGTCACGAGCCTTTGGGCCCGGGTGCGGTCGCTGACGGGGCGGCAGGGCACCAGCGCCGACGGTCGTGCGGTGGAGATTTCGCATGTCGTGGTGCTGCGCTACCGGCAGGATGTGAAGCCCGGCGATCGCATCGTCTATCGCGGCAGGAATCTCGACGTCGTCAGCGCAGCCGACGTCAACGGGCGGCGGGCCTACCTCAGTTGTGCCTGCAGCGAAACCAGTTTCACGGGATAGGGCCATGCATCCGATCAGCCTTTTGCAGGAGGCGCTGGTGAGCGCCCTCAGGGCCGATGCCGCCCTTGCCGCGATTGTCGGCAGCGATGGCGTATTCGATGCCGCGCCCAATGGGCGGCCGGCGCCTTATGTGGTGATCGTCCGGCATGACGTGATCCAGCGCGACGGCGATGATGCGCCGGGCCAGGAGCACCGCCTGCTGCTCCATTGCTGGGGTGATCAGCCCAGCCGCAAGCGCGCATTGGACATGGCGGAGCGGGTGGCGGCGGTGGCGGCGGCATTCGTGCCCACCGGGATCAGCGTGACGCACCGCGAACATGTGCGGACGGAGACGGTGATCGATCGCGACACCGGATTGGCGCGGGCGGCGGTGAGTTTGCGGTTCTTGAGCGAGGCTTGATCTGAGTACCCCCACCTAGCCTCCCCCTGACAGGGGGAGGGACCGCCTTGTGAATGAGACAGTATCGAGCGTTTGGCACAAGTCTACTCCTCCCCCTTGAGGGGGAGGTTGGGTGGGGGTGGTTTAGCCTCGGACATCGGGCCAGCCCCCTACCTTGATCCCTCCCCGCAAGGGAGTATCGACTGAGAACGCGATCGTTATCCAGAAAGGACAAGACCATGGCCGCTCAGAGCGGAAAGGACATGCTGCTCAAGCTCGACCAGACCGGGTCGGGGAGTTTTCTGACGGTCGCGGGGCTGCGTAGCCGGGCGCTGGCCTTCAATGCGGCAACGGTCGATACGACAGACCAGGAAAGTGCCGGTCGCTGGCGCGAACTGCTGGCGGGGGGCGGCGTCAAGCGAGCCTCGGTCACCGGGGCGGGCGTGTTCAAAGACACGGCTTCGGACGCACAGGTGCGTGCGCTGTTTTTCGGGGGGACCATTCGCAGCTGGCAGCTGATCATTCCCGACTTCGGTACCGTGGCCGGGCCGTTCCAGATCGTGGCGCTGGAATTTGCGGCAGACCATGCCGGAGAAGTGACCTTCGACCTGGCGCTGGAAAGCGCCGGGGAAGTGACGTTTGCGGCGATCTAGCGGGTGGGCTGAGGTCTCAGGGCCTCAATTCATTCGCGGTGTCATCCCGGCGCAGGCCGGGATCCAGATCCGCATGTCGTCCCGCGCCACTGAGTTTGTGGCTGCTTCCGGACATGGATTCCGGCCTGCGCCGGAATGACCCGGCGGGTGTGGCATCAACAGGAGAAACACATGGCGATCACTCAACGTGGTGAAATCGATGCGGTCATCGACGGCGAGACCAGGACGCTGTGCCTGACGCTGGGTGCGCTGGCGGAATTGGAGAGCCGGCTGCAGGCGGGCGATCTGGTGGGGCTGGCCGAGCGCTTTTCGACCGGCCGGGTCTCCGCGCGGGACCTTACGGCGATTCTGGGGGCCGGACTGCGCGGCGGCGGTAACTCTATGACCGACGACGACCTGGCGCGCCTCGCCATAGGGGGCGGGCTCAAGGGGGCAGCGGAGATCGCGGCGCGGCTGCTCAAGGCGACCTTTGGAGAAGGATCATGACCCCGTTCCCGTGGGACGCGGCGATGCGCTTCGGCCTGGGCGTGCTGCGGCTGCCGCCACCGGACTTCTGGCGGATGACGCCACGCGAACTGGCTGCCGCCTGGGGTGCCCTCGTGGGCGACCGGAGCGGGCCGCTGCAGCGCAGCGAACTCGATGGATTGATGGAGCGCTTTCCCGATGGCCGATAATCTCTTTCCCGACAGCTTCAACCGCGAGCTGGGTGACGTCTCGCTCGAGCTGGAGCGGATCGGCGATCTCGCCGACGGCGTGGCACGATCCATCACCACGGCCTTTCGCGGCGCACTGACGGACGGCAAGTCCTTCAAGTCGGTGCTCTCCGACATCGCCCGCAGCTTTGCTGATATCGCGCTCAAGGCGGCCTTCAAGCCGCTTGGCGACCTGGTCGGCGGCGTGGTGGGCAACCTGTTTGCCGGAACCAATCCGGCGCTCGGCAATGTCACACCCTTCGCCAAGGGCGGGGTGATCGCGACGCCGAGCTATTTTCCGCTGGGGGCGGGGCTGGGCCTCGCGGGGGAAGCGGGGCCGGAGGCGGTGATGCCCCTGGCCCGCGGCCCCGACGGACGGCTCGGCGTGGCCGGCGGCGGCGGGGCGGTCAACATCACGTTCAATGTGACGGCCAACGACGCCCGCAGCTTTGCAACGAGCGAGGCGGAAATTTCCGCGATGCTATTGCGCGCGGTGAAGCGCGGCACGCGGGGGAGCTGAGGCTTTCCTTCGACCAGGCTGTCAGTCAACACCCTCCCCCTTGCGGGGAGGGATCAAGGGTGGGGGGTGCTTGGGTCCCATATCGGGGCCAAACCACCCCCCCTCCCAACCTCCCCCGTCGAGGGGGAGGTGCCGTCCGGTGTTTGGGCGGGTTCGTGCTCTTCTGGAGAAATCATGGCTTTTCACGCGATCCGCTTTCCCCTCGATGTTGCCCTCGGCGCGCGGGGCGGGCCGGAGCGGCGCACCGACGTGGTGACGCTGGCCAATGGAGGCGAGCAACGCAATGGGCGCTGGTTTCATTCGCGCCGCCGCTACAATGCCGGCTACGGCATCAAGTCGCACGCCGACATGGCGGCGGTGCTCGCCTTTTTCGAAGAACGGCGCGGGCGGCTGCACGGCTTCCTGTGGCGGGATGGGCTGGACTTTTCCAGCGGCGGCGCGGCACCCACGGCCATCGACCAGGTGATCGGCAGCGGCGATGGCAGCACGACGACATTCCAGCTCGTCAAGCACTATGGCGCGACCTTCGACCCTTACCTGCGGCCGATCACGCGGCCGGTTTCGGGCAGCGTGCGCGTGGCGGTGGCGGGGGTGGAGCTGGTGAGCGGCTGGACGGTGGACCTGACGAGCGGCGTCGTCGGGTTCACTACCCCGCCGGCCGCCGGAGCGGCGGTGACGGCGGGATTTCTATTCGACGTGCCGGTGCGCTTCGATACCGACCGGCTCGATGTCGAACTGACGAGCTTCGATGCAGCCGAGGCGCCCAACATTCCGCTGCTGGAGATCTTGCCATGAGGGTGCTCGATATCGGACTGGCGGCGCATGTGGCGCAGGGCGAGACGACGCTGGCCACTTGCTGGAAGCTGCTGCGCAGCGATGGCGTGGTGCTGGGCTTTACCGACCATGACCGGGTGCTGCGCTTTGGCGGCACCGATTTCGCGCCGGCCTCGGGCCTCGATGGTGGCGAGGTGCCGGCGCGACTGGGGGCGCAGGTGGAGACCAGCGAGGTGCTGGGGGTGCTGACGGCCGAGGCGATCACCGAGGAGGATATCCTGCTCGGGCGCTATGAGGGCGCGGTGGTCGAGACCTGGCAGGTCAACTGGAGCGATGTGAGCCAGCGCGTGCGGCTGCGCAGCGACACGATCGGCGAGATAACGCGGGAGGATGGCGTGTTCCGGGCCGAGCTGCGTTCGGACCAGCAGGGGCTGAACCGGACATGCGGGCGGATCTATCAGGGGCTGTGCGATGCCGTTGTGGGCGATGCGCGCTGCCGTGTCGACCTCGGCGCCTCGGCCTTTGAGGGCTTTGCCACGGTGACGGCGATCGTGGACGATCATCGGGTGCTGGTGGCAGGGCTCGGCGGCTTCGAGACCGGCTGGTTCGGTTTCGGCAGCGCGCAGTGGACGGATGGCCGCCGCAACGGCCTGCGCGACGCGGTGGCGACGCACCAACGTGAAGCGGCAGGCGACGTGCTCTGCTTTTCCGTGTCGATCGGCGACTGGGTGCAGCCGGGCGACACGCTGACGGTGCGCGCCGGGTGCGACCGGCGCTTTGCCAGCTGCCGCGACAAGTTCGCCAACGCCGTCAATTTCCGCGGCTTTCCCCATATCCCGGGCAGCGACTTCGTGCTGCGCCATCCGCGTAACGGTGACGCGCTGGACGGGCGGGCGGTGGTGCCGTGACGGGCGACGTTGTGGTCGCGGCGGCAAGGACATTTCTCGGCACGCCCTACCGGCATCAGGCCTCCCTGGCGGGCGCGGGATGCGACTGCCTGGGCCTGCTGCGCGGCGTGTGGCGGGTCCTATACGGCACCGAGCCCATGGCCGTGCCGCCCTATCGCGCCGATATGCGCGACCCCGCCAACGGCGGCGCGCTGCGCCGGGCGGCCGAGCGCCTGCTCGTGGCACAGGCGCAGCCGTTGGCGGCGGGGCAGGTGGTGCTGTTCCGGCTTGGCGGCATGGCCGAGGCCAAGCATTGCGGCATCCTGGTGAGCGACCAGCGCTTCATCCACGCCCAGGAGCGGCTGGGCGTGGTCGAGGCGAACCTCACCGAAGCCTGGGCGCGGCGGGTGAGCGGACGGTTTTCCTTTCCCGGGTTCTGAGCGCGCCGGCTGCCACTCATTGTTTGAAGGACGAAAAATATGGCCACTTTGGCATTGTCGCTGGCCGGGCAGTTCGTCGGCGGGTTCGTGGGTGGGCCGCTTGGCGCCACCGTCGGGCGCGCGCTCGGCGCGCTTGCGGGCAGTGCGGTCGACGGGCTGTTGTTCGGCGAGCAGCGCGAGGTCACGGGCAGCGATATCCGGCTGCAGGGTTCGAGCGAGGGCGGGGCGGTGCCGCGGCTCTATGGCTGGAGCCGGCTGTCGGGCAACATCATCTGGGCTCGCGAACTCGAGCTGCTGGGCGCAGAGAATGCCGGGGCCAAAGGGTTCGGGCAGGAGCAGGACGCCGACGTGGTGGGCGCCAGCTTCGCCGTGGCCTTCTGCGAGGGAGAAGTGCACCGGCTGGGCCGGATCTGGGCCGACGGGCAGTTGCTCGACCCGGCGGGCCTGACGCTGCGCTTTTATCGCGGCACCGAAGACCAGCTGGCGGACGGGCTGATCGAGGCGACGCAGGGGACGGCCCCGGCCTATCGCGGGCTTTGTTACCTGGTGGTGGAGCAACTGCCGCTCACCCGCTTCGGCAATCGCGTTCCGCATCTGTCGGTAGAACTGTGCCGGGTGGTGGGAGACCTCGAGCCAAACATCACGGCCGTGACGGTGATCCCTGGGGCCACCGAGTTCGGCTATGACCCGGTGCCGAGGGTGCGCCTCCTCGGGCCGGGCCAGACCGTGGGCGAGAACAGCCATGTCGCGGCCTCGCTCAGCGACTGGACCGTTTCGATCGACGAGTTGCAGGCGCTGTCCCCGAATCTCAGGCACGTGGCGCTGGTGGTGGCCTGGTTTGGCGATGACCTGCGCTGCGGCCATTGCACCATCGGGCCCCGGGTCGAGGCGGCGGACCGGGCCGTGGAGGGGGTCGAGTGGAGCGTGATGGGCCTGGGGCGGGGCGCCGTGCCGGTGGTGACCAGCCATGCCGGTGGCGCGGCCTATGGCGGCACGCCCTCCGATGGCGCGGTGCTGGCGGCAATCGCCGACCTCAAAGCGCGGGGGCTCAAGGTGACGCTTTACCCCATGGTGATGATGGACATCCCCACCGGCAACGGCCGGCCCGATCCCTATGGTGCGGCGGAGCAGGCGGCCTATCCCTGGCGCGGGCGCATCACCTGCCATCCGGCGGCCGGGCAACCGGGCTCGCCCGACCAGTCGGCAGCAGCGACGGCGCAGGTGGCGGCCTTTGCTGCGCAATACCGGCCGATGGTGCTGCACTATGCGGCGCTGGCCGCGGCGGCCGGCGGCGTCGAGATGCTGGTGATCGGCTCGGAAATGCGCGGACTGACGGCGATCCGCGGCCCCGCCCACAGCTTCCCCTTCGTCGCGGCTTTGGTGGCGCTGGCGGCCGAGGTGCGGGCGTTGGTGGGGCCGGCGACGAAGCTAACCTATGCCGCCGACTGGAGCGAATATGGCGGCCATCAGACCGGGGCGGGGGAGAAGTTCTTCCACCTCGATCCGCTCTGGGCTTCGCCCGACATCGACGCCGTCGGCATCGACAACTACATGCCCTGGCCGATTGGCGCGATGGCCACGGCCATCTCGATGCTGCTCTGTCGGCGGACGGCAACGACCTCGACTACCTGATGGGCAACGTCGCCGGCGGGGAGGGTTACGACTGGTTCTATGCTAGCGATGCCGACCGGCAGGCACAGCTACGGACGCCGATCACCGATGGCGCGCATGGCGAACCCTGGCTGTGGCGCTACAAGGATATCCGCAACTGGTGGAGCCGGGCCCATCACGACCGGCCCGGCGGCGTGCGCAGTGCCAGCCCCACGGCTTGGGTGCCGGGCAGCAAGCCGGTGATTTTTACCGAACTGGGCTGCGGCGCGGTGGACAAGGGGGCAAACAAGCCCAACATCTTTGGCGATCCCAAGAGCGCCGAGAGCGGCCGGCCGTATTTTTCGTCCGGCCTGCCCGACCCGCTGATCCAGCGGCAGGTGCTGCGGGCGCATCAGCGGTGGTGGGCCGACCCGGCCAACAATCCTACCGGCATGGTCGATATCGAGCGCATGTTTCTCTGGACCTGGGACGCGCGACCCTATCCGGCCTTCCCGGCGCTCGATCAGGTCTGGGCCGACGGCCCCAATCACCGCAACGGCCACTGGCTGACCGGGCGGCTGGGCGGTGCGGCTGTCGATGAACTGGCGCAGGCGATCGCCGCCGATCATGGTGTGGCAATCACCGCGGAACCGGCTTCGCCGTGGCTTGCCGGCCTGGTGCTGGGCACGGCAACGACGGCGCGCGATGCGCTCGAACCGGTGATTGCCGCGAGCGGCCTCAGCCTGCGCAATCGGGCAGCGGGCCTGCATCTCGGGCAGCCACGGCGATCCGATGTGACGGTGCTCGATGTGGACCGGCTGGCGGCGGATGACGGCGCGATCCTGGCGAGGCGACGGGGCAGTGCCGCCGAAGCGCCGGGGCGGCTCGCCCTGACCTATCTCGACCGCGAGCGCGACTACCTCACGGGCACGGTGACCGCGCTGAGCCATGGGGACGGCCCGTTGGCCACCCGAAGCAGCGCCATGGCGCTGGACGCATCGGGCGCGCGCCTGACGGCCGAGCGGCTGCTGGACGGGCTGGCTGTCGAGCGGGAAACACTCGATTTCACCCTGCCGCCTGCAGAACTGGCGCTGGAGCCGGGTGACCTGGTGAATATTGGCGGTCTGTCGGACGGGCCGTTCGAGATAACGGAAATCCGCGATGGTACCACACGGCGGGTGACGGCACGCTCGCTGCCATCCGGCACCGCGACCGTCACCGGCGTCGATCGTCCGCTGACTGCGGGAAACGGTCCGGCGGTGCGATCTATTCCGCATGTCCTGGCGGCCCATCTGCCGCCGACGCCGGACGATCCGATGCGGTCCAGAATCGTGCTGGCAGCCTATGCGCAGCCCTGGCCTGGCAGCGTGCATCTGATGGACGAGGCAACCGGCGCTGCGGCGACGACCGTGACGCGGCGCTGTTTTCTGGGACGGGTGGTGACGCCTCTCGCGCCAGGACCGACCGGCGTATGGGACCGCGGCAACGCTGTCGATCTGGAGATGCTGGCCGGACATCTGGCCTCTGCGGAGCCGGCTGCGGTCCTCTCGGGCAGCAACCGCCTCGCCATAGAGACCGACACCGGCGCCTGGGAGGTGATCGGCTTCGGGCAGTCCGAACTGATAGCGCCCGGCCGCTACCGGCTGAGCCGCCTGCTGCGCGGGTTGGCCGGAACAGCGGCGGGATCCGCAGGTTACGACCGGCCTGTCATCATGTTGGATGCGCGGGTCGCAACGCTGGCGGTCGAAGCCAGTCGGCTTGGTGAACTGCAGGCGTTCCGGGTCTATGCCGGGGGCGCCGACGTGGAGGGACGGTTGCTGGAGCTGCAGACCAGCGCAGGACCGGCCCTGCCGCTGCCACCGGTGCACCTCCGGGCGAGGCGCGACAATGCAGGCGACATCGTCATTTCGTGGATCCGGCGCAGCCGTGCCGACGGCGATGGCTGGGGCGCCGTCGACAGCCCGCTCGAGCATGTGCCGGAGCACTACCGGCTGACCATCCTCAATGGCGCAGCTGCAGTGCGGGTCGTGGAAACCGGCACGCCTTCGGCAAGCTACACGGCGGCAGCGCAGCTGTCCGATTTCGGCGCCGTGCCTGCAGCATTCGTCTTCACTGTCGCACAATCGAGCACCGTCATGGGCCCCGGCCATGTCGCGTGGGGAGAATTTCATGGCTGAACTGCGATTCGATATCTGCCTCGATGCGGTGCTGAGGCACGAGGGCGGCTATGCCGACCATCCCTCCGATCCGGGCGGTGCCACCAATATGGGCATCACGCGCAAGACCCTGGCGCGGTGGCGAGGCGTGTCGCCGTGGTGGAAGCTGACAAAGTCTGCGGTGCGGCAATTGCGGCGCCCCGAAGCCGCCCTGATCTACCGGGCCAGCTACTGGGACCGCAGCCAGGCGGGACGCCTGCCGCCCGGACTGGACCTGGCGCTGTTCGATTTTGCCGTCAATTCGGGACCCGATCGCGCCATCCGCACGCTGCAGACCGAACTGGACGTCACCGCCGATGGGCAAGTGGGGCCCATTACCCTTGCCAGCGTCCGGGCCTATGCCGCGCGCAAGGGCATCGGTGCGCTGGTCGGCGCGCTCTGCGATCGTCGGCTCGCCTTTCTCAACCGCCTGCCGACCTTTGCCACCTTTGGCAGAGGCTGGCGCGCCCGGGTCGCCTCTGTCCGCAACACGGCGCTGGCCGCAGCAGGCGCAGCCACGACCCCTTCAACCAAGACCAGTAACCGGAGAACGTTCATGGACATCCTTGACGGATACAAGACCTATATCATTGCCACTTTCATGCTCCTGGCCGGCCTGCTTCAGGTGCTCGGCCTGGATCTGCCGGCGCTCGAGGAAGCGTCGGCGGGACACCTGATCATGGAGGCGCTTGCCGTCCTGTTCCTGCGCAAAGGGCTCAAGGGGGACATTGGGCGGGCATAA